ATTTGCGTATATTATAACAGGAATATCTCATGATGTAGGCGCAGATAATAAATGGGTTACAAATGTTAAAGCTTTAATGTATTCAACTGGAATGTAATGTATATACCTAAGATAAAACAAATAGTAGGAGGAAAGATCGGTGGGAAACTACTTGATAAAGTAACTGGAAGAGCTTTCGGCGGTAAGTTTGTGCAAGATTTTCTAGGTAATTTTTACAAAGGAGAAGAAGTAACAGCTGAATCAGTATCCCTAGAATTTGTTCCTGATATAGATCCAAACTTAGTTGCTAAAGAATTAGGATTGACTAGAGTTTATAGAAAACCTACATATAAAGACTATCAGAAAAAAACATACGATAGGTATTTTATAAGAGACATAAGAAAAAATAAAATTGTAGAAACTGATCCTAAACAATATCTTGCTGAACAAAAAGAAGGTAAATTATATAGAAGAACCTTAAAGGTACAGTGGAATATAGTAGGACTTGCAGAAGATACCATTATTAATGACTATCAGCACCCGGGGTTAAAACGTAAAAATCAAGACGTAATTGATCAATCGCAAATAATATTCCCAGGTATTGCTTTAATTTTAAACGATACTACTGAATTTATACTTACGGAAGGACAAGCTAACTCATTTATTCAAGCCGCAATAGCAGCTGAAAAAGCTAAGTTAAAACCTTTCGTACCTTATAAATCTAAAATTGATATTGAAGGTGCATTAAACCAGTTAAATGATTTATTGAATCCTAAATCAAAACCAATACCTCGACCTATTACCCCTAAGGTAGAAAAAGAAATAGTAGTTAAGGAGAAAAATATTGAGAGAGTTAAAAAGAAAAAAACACCGAGTCCTCAAAGAAGAAGGGTAAATGATCCAAAAGGAATGATAAGCACTAGAAGATCAGGAGGTAGAAGCGGAGGTTCAAATAGAGATCGAGATCAAATGCTGTAATAGTTTTTTTATAACTTATTTATTCTTATATTAAATAAAAAGGTTATACAAGTGTTTTATATAGTTGAAGAAGAGTCTAAACTCGAAAAATTACTGGAATTATCAAAAGATGGGTTATACGTAGATGTTATAACTACTAATAACTACTACCATCCTAAATTATCTAAAACTGTTGCAGTATATTTACGACCCGTCCATGATACTAAAGGATATATTATCCCTATCGACCATGAAGAAGGAGTTAACCTATCGAAATCTTGTGTCTCTGCAATTCTTTCGAAAATACCACTACTATATACATTAAACAAAAAGGATCTGTTATACCACTTCAATTTACAGGGAGCAATAGATCTATCACTGTTATATTCAATGACTAAGTACGATAGATTAGAGTATAGTAAGGAAATTAACAATAACCTCTATTCAAGGTACAGAACAATTGATGATATTAACAGAATCATACCAATTGCTAAATTACACGAATCCTGTGAGGATACATACAATTCAGTTAAACACGTAATAGGGTTTGATATACCAAAAGGGTTTGATTTTTATAATAAAACCGCTACTAATGTATTTTACTTAATAGAACAACCGGGTATAGGAGTAAATTATGAAGATTACATTAAATTATTTACACCAAGGGACCCTAAATACAACACACTTAATAAATCAGTACTAACTTCATACAATTTATATAATGCTACATCTAGACCTACTAATGCTTTTAATAGCGTTAATTTCGCTGCAATACCAAAATCTGAAGAACACAGGAAATCTTTCAGACCTAAAAATAACCGATTTGTTGAGCTTGATTTTGACGGTTATCACTTGCGTCTACTTTGTAATCAGATTAACTACAAGTTAACAGCAGAATCAGCCCACAAACAACTTGCTGAATTTTATTACGGAACTAAAGATATTACTGATGAACAGTATATACAGGCAAAACAGATTAATTTTCAAGCAATATACGGTAAAATACCAGAAGAGCATAAAAATTTAGAAATATTTATTAAAGTACAAGAGTACATAGATACTCTTTGGGCTACATATGAAAAAGATGGAGTTGTATATAATCCTCAATCAGGAAAGCCGTTTACTAAAGCATTAAAAGAGATGCATCCAGCAAAGTTAATGAACTATATGATGCAATCGTTGGAGACCTCAAATAATATTACTATATTAAAAGAAGTACTTAGGTATTTAGATAATAAGAAAAGTGAACTAGTGTTATATATCTATGACGCTTTAATTATCGACTTAAGTGATGATGATGGAGAACATATAATAAGTGAATTGCAGTCTATTTTAGAATGCAACTCGTTATACCCCGTTAAATTTAAGTATTCAAACAGTTTAGTTTTATAAAGTAACTCATATTTATATTAGAATGATAGACATTCAAGACACGAACACATTTAGCTACGATTTCGAGCCTATTAGGATAAACGACGATATGAGTAACAAATTATTTTGCACATTTTCTACAGAGCAAAATCTAGATTCAACTCTCACGCAAATACAGGAAAAATATAAGATCATTTACAACAAGATCTTTATACTGTATGCAAAGAGTCAAGATGAATACATCTGTACGTATAATGTAGACTTTGGTAATATTTCTAATTTTTTAGAGAATACTATCCTAGTACACAGAAAGAAAGAATCTAATACATTATATACAATTAATGCATTGAATACACTAATTAAAGAGTTAAATGGAGGAGTAGCAGACAATACTTTCCGAGTTAATTGGCCAGACTTCAAAAACTGTATACTTTTAACCAAAGGAGACGAATTAAAAAGGATAAATACTAAACTTTATAAGATATTAGAGTTGTAAGTTCGAAAAATTATTCTTATATTATAGAATAATAGGTTATTAATTAAATGTTATATATATGGATTTAAATGCAATCAAGGCTAAACTAGATGCCTTAAACTCAAATGGTCAGGAGAGAGAAAAAACTGACTACACCAAAATCTTTTGGAAACCTGAATTAGGAAAACAGACAGTTCGTCTGCTTCCATCATTTTTTGATCCGGCAATGCCATTCAAAGAAATGAAATTTCACTATGGAGTAGGAGAACGACCTATGGTAGCTCTATCTAACTTCGGTAAACAAGACCCTATTGAAGAGTTCGTAAATGAATTAAAAAAGACTTCTGATAGAGACAATTGGTCTTTAGCTGGTAAACTTAACCCTAAAACAAGAGTATTTGCTCCTGTTATAGTAAGAGGTCAAGAAGACCAAGGAGTAAGACTATGGGGATTCGGAGTTACTATTCAGAAAGCTCTATACTCTCTAATTGCTGATGAAGATATCGGTGATATTACGGACGTGATTAACGGATGGGATTTAGTAGTAGAACAAGTACAAGGTAACCCTTACCCACAGACTACTGTTCGTATTAAACCTAAGCAAACTGCTTTATCCGATAATAATACTTTAGTAGAAGCATGGTTAAAAGAACAACCAGATCCTATGGAGGTTCATAAACCTATGGCATACGACTTTGTAAAGAAGCAATTACAGAAATATCTTGATCCATCTGCAGAGATAGAATCAGATGCTCCTGCTGCTACTCCTGGAGTTGTACCTGCACCTACTACTACTGATTTTTCTTTAGAGACAGCTCAATCGCAAGGATCAACAAAAGCAGAAAAGTTTACAGATTTATTTAACGAGTAAAAAACAATAAATGGCAAAGAAAAAGGAAGTCCAAGAAGCCGCGAGTGCGGCTGTCAAGAAAAATTTTAATCTTGGTAATTTTAAAAAGAAGAAAGGATTCTCAAATGCATCCGTAAAATTTAAGGAGCAAGGTTGGATTCCCTTGTCTAAGGCATTTCAAGATATTACTTCACTACCTGGTATTCCAACAGGACATATAACTTTATTAAGAGGACATAGTGATACTGGAAAAACTACCGCGTTATTAGAAGCAGCAGTAAATGCTCAAAAAGCAGGTATTCTACCAGTATTCATTATATCTGAGATGAAATGGTCTTGGGATCATGCTAAAGAGATGGGATTAGAGTTCGATGAGGTAACCGATAAAAACGGTACCGTAACGGATTACGAAGGTCATTTTTTATATGCAGATAGAGGTTCGTTAAATTCTATTGAAGAAGTAGCGGTATATATGGCTGACTTAATGGATGAACAAGCAAAAGGTAACTTACCATATGATATGTGCTTCTTCTGGGATTCAATCGGATCTATACCTTGTGATTTATCAATTCGTTCTAATAAGAATAATAATGAATGGAATGCAGGAGCAATGTCTACTCAATTCGGTAATAACCTAAATCAAAAGATTCTATTATCTAGAAAAGAAAACTCACCTTATACTAATACATTAGTTGCTATCAATAAGGTTTGGACAATGAAACCTGAGCATCCGATGGGACAGCCTAAATTACAGAACAAAGGAGGTATGTCCATGTGGTATGACGCTACTTTAGTTGTAACGTTTGGAAATATTACTAATCCAGGTACTTCTAAAATTAAAGCTGTAAAGAATGGCTTACAGGTAGAGTTTGCTAAAAGAACAAACATTCAGATAGAAAAAAACCATATAGGTGGTGTACAATCAAGAGGTAGAGTTGTAATGACTTCACATGGTTTTATCGAAGATGATAAAAAAGCAATAGATAAATATAGAGATGCACATAAAGATCACTGGCTAAAATTAGTAGGTACTATAGATTTCGACTTAATAGAAGAGGGAGACCTTGAAGAAGAAAGAATCACACCTAATATTTTAGATTAATGGCAAACTATAGTAATATACTTAATAACTTAAAAGAGACCCCGCCCCGAGAAGTGAACGACCACATTTTAGTGATCGATGCTATGAATATGTTAATTCGTAGTTTTTCTCTTCTTAAGGCAATGAATCCATCAGGCCACCATATAGGAGGTCTGGTTGGCTTCTTGCGTTCTCTTGGTTACGTTACACGTACTTTTGATCCTACAAGAGTTGTAATAGTATGGGATGGAAAAGGAGGATCAGGTAATAGGAAAAATATTGATCCTAACTATAAAGCTAATCGAGCTACTAATAGGATAACACATTGGGGGTTATATGATACTAAAGCTGAAGAAACAGAAGCATTAATAGCACAGCTTTATAGGACTATGGACTATATAGAACACCTACCAGTCCAGCAAATTATACTTGACAAACTTGAAGCAGATGATATTATAGCCTATATAGGTAAACAAGCATCATTTTCTAATTCTAAAAAATTAACAATAGTATCTTCAGATAAAGATTTCCTACAACTTGTAGACGATACAGTAGAAGTATACTCTCCTATTAGAAAAGTACTGTTTACTAAGGATAATATAGCTGAAGAATTAAAAGTAGACGTTACCAACTACAACGTTGTAAAAGCTTTATTAGGTGATAATTCTGATAATTTAGCAGGAGTAAAAGGATTAGGGATAAAAACAATAATTAAAGAGTTCCCTAAATTAGTTACTGAACCTAATACTGGTTTAGAGTATGTTTACGAAGTCTGTGAAGGAAAATTAGACGGTAAAAAAATATTTCCTAAGATTATCACAGAATGGGATAGAGTTGAAACCAATTTTGAATTAATGGACTTGCATAAAACTGTACTTGACGATAAAGAAAAAGAGCATGTTATGGAGGTTATTAAAGCTCCCATTCCTACCCTGCGAGTAGGAGTATTTTTATCTTTACTAGAAATAGATAAGATAGAAGGTATAACTAAGAACACAGAAGGTTGGCTAGAAAATTTTAGAAGATTAACAACGGTAAATGAAAAAAGCAACAATAGTTAGCGGGTATTTTAACCCCATTCATAAAGGTCATTTAGAATTATTAGAGATTGCTAAAGGAGTAGGAGATATGCTAATAGTAATAGTTAACTCAGACTTGCAAAGGTATTTAAAAGGTTCTAAAGAATTTCAACTCGAAGAAGAAAGGTTAACAATTATTAAAGCAATAAAATATGTTGACTGGGCTATGGTATCTGTGGATATTGATAAAACTCAAATTCAAAGTTTAAAAGAAGTACATGCTATATATGGTGAAACTCACGTACTATCTTTTGCTAATGGAGGAGACCAGAATAATGATACTATTCCTGAATCATTAATATGTAAAGAATTAGGGATAAAGTTAATTGACGGATTAGGGCAAAAGATACAGTCAAGTAGTTGGCTATTAGACAAAAATTAATTATATTTATAGAATAATAAAACGGTTATATGACATTAAAAAGACTTCAAGAGTACGGTAAAGGTTTCCAGTTAAAAGTTTTAGGTTCTCTCCTTACGGATAAGACCTTTCTTTTAAATGTTAGAGATACAATTAGAGAGGAGTATTTTGATGCAGATTCACATAAGTGGATTATTAATAAGATTACAGAATACTTTGATAAGTACCACACCGTTGTAACAATGGATGTACTCAAAGTAGAGCTACAAAAAGTTGAAAACGAAGTGTTGATAGTTGCATTAAAAGAAGAATTAAGAACTTCTTATGAGGCATCTCAAGATGACTTAGAATATGTACAGGAAGAATTTACAACTTTCTGTAAGAATCAAGAAATGAAACACGCTATCCTTAACTCAGCAGACTTATTAAAAGCTGGTGATTTCGACGGTATAAGAAATACAATCGAAACTGCAATGAAAGCCGGGATGGATAAAAATATTGGACATGAATATAATAAAGATGTTGAAACGCGGTATAGAACTGACTATCGTCCTACTGTTGCTACTCCTTGGCCTATCTTTAACGATGCTATTCAAGGAGGGTTCGGACCTGGGGACCTTGGTATTGTATTTGGTAATCCTGGTGGCGGTAAGTCGTGGACTATGGTTGCTATTGCTGCTCACGCTGTTAGCCTTGGGTACAACGTTAATTATTACACTTTGGAACTCGGAGAAGACTACGTTGGCAAGCGCTTTGACTGCTATTTTACAGGATACTCTATCGATGAAGTTAATCAACACCGTGAGGAAGTACAGAAGTACGTAGATAACCTTAAAGGTAAGTTAATAGTTAAGGAGTACCCTCCAAAAGGAGCTACAGTTAACACTATTAAGTCACACATTCAAAAATGTATGGATATGGAACATAAACCAGACTTAGTTGTTATTGACTATGTAGACTACTTACGAGCACCCTCTAAAGGAAATAAGTTTGCAGAACGTAAAGATGAAATTGATGATGTATTTATTGCAACTAAAGGATTAGCTAAGGAATTAAAAATACCTATTATTACTCCTTCCCAAGTTAATAGAATGGGAGCTAAAGATACAATTATAGAAGGAGATAAAGCAGCAGGATCTTACGATAAGATGATGGTAGCAGACCTATGTATATCCTTATCACGTCAGAAAGAAGATAAAGTACTTGGAACAGGAAGAATACACGTCATGAAAAATAGATACGGCCAAGACGGTATGACTTATAACATAAAAATGGATACTAATAACGGTAGGATAGAATTTTTAGAGAAAATGTCAGCACAAGATTTAATTGCTGATGAAAATACTCCGAAGTATAATTTGGATAAAGATGTAATGAATAAAGTATTTGATAAAAAACTATAATTTTTAGGGCGAAAGTAGAATATATATTCTATTTATTAAATGTCCTCGACAGTCAAAGATTATCGAGGATTTCTTGTCTAAATCAATCAATAATATATAAAGATATATGAGTTTACTTAATGAAAGAATTGTTTATAAACCGTTTGAATACCCACAGGCATACGACTACTGGTTAAAACAACAACAAGCACACTGGCTACATACAGAGGTACCAATGGCAAATGATGTAACAGACTGGAAAAGTAATTTAAAACCATACGAAAAAAACGTAATAGGTCAAATACTAAAAGGATTTGCACAAACTGAAACTATAGTAAACGACTACTGGTCTACCTTAGTAACTAAATGGTTCAGAAAACCTGAAATAATTATGATGGGCACAACTTTAGGTTCATCAGAAACTATTCATGCTGAGGCATACTCTTTACTAAATGAGCAATTAGGATTAGATGACTTCTCAGAATTCCTACAAGATGAAGCTACTATGGCTAAAATAGAATCTTTAATGAATGTTAGAGATAATCATGATGGTACTGCAAACTGGCATGAAAGAGCTAAATCACTTGCAATTTTTTCTGCATTTACAGAAGGTGTTAATTTATTTTCTTCCTTTGCTGTTTTACTTTCTTTTAAAATGAGAAATAAGTTAAAAGGAGTAGGACAAATAGTAGAATGGTCAGTGAGAGATGAATCTTTACACTCTAACGCTGGATGTTGGTTATTTAGAACTTTAATGGAGGAGCATCCTGAATTCAAAACTAAAAAGTTAATTAAAGAAATAGAAGAAGCAGCACTATTAGCAATAAAATTAGAATTTGACTTTATTGATAAGACATTCGAAATGGGAGATTTAGAAAATTTAACTAAAGACGAATTAAAAAACTTTATTAGACATAGAGTTAATATCAAAATGAGTGACTTAGGGCTAACACCTATTATTCCATCAGAAGATATTGATAAAGGAGCATTAAAAACTATGAAATGGTTTGATGCAGTCATCGCAGGTAAACAACAAACAGATTTCTTTGCAAGTAGAGTAACAAATTATAGTAAAGGTCATTTAGACTGGTCAACAGCATTTTAAAATAAATTATGGGAATAGACGTAGACACTGCAACTTGGGAGGTAGGTAAAGATTATCCTGAGTGGATGAATGAAGTTTCATTAGCAACAATATCGAAAGGTTACTTACTACCGGACGAAACTCCAAAAAAGGCATATAAACGTGTTGCAGATACAATTGCCAAAAGATTAGATCGACCTGATCTAGCGAATAAGTTTTTCCGCTATATGTGGAAAGGTTGGTTGAACTTAGCCTCACCTGTTTTATCTAATACCGGTACAGATAAGGGACTCCCAATCTCTTGTTTCGGTATAGATACCCCAGATTCAATAAGAGGAATAGGTCTTACTAATGCTGAACTAATGAGACTTACTTCTTTAGGAGGAGGAGTTGGAATTGGACTATCTAAAGTAAGAGGTAGAGGAGAACAGATCGGAAGAGAAGGAATAGGACAATCAGAAGGAGTTATTCCTTGGGCAAAGATTTATGATTCTACTATTATTGCAACTAATCAAGGTGCAGTAAGAAGAGGAGCCGCTTCTGTAAACCTAGACATTAATCATCCAGATATTAAAGAGTTTCTAGAGATAAGAAGACCTAAAGGAGACCCTAATAGACAGTGTCTAAACCTACATCAATGTGTTGTAGTGGATGATACATATATGCAAAAATTAGAGCATAGAGACCCTGATGCAATGGAATTATGGGTGACTATACTGAAGTCTCGAATGGAAACAGGTGAACCCTATATTATGTTTAAGGATAATGTTAATAATGCAAATCCTGCTGCATATAAAAAGAACAACTTGGATGTAAGTATGACTAATATATGCTCAGAGATTACACTCCACACAGACGAAGAGCATTCGTTTATATGCTGTTTATCTTCAGTTAATCTAACTAAATGGCATGAATGGAAAAATAGCGATTTAATAGAAACTGCTATATACTTTTTAGACGGAGTACTAGAAGAGTTTCTTGATAAAGTATCAGGAAGAGAATCACTAGTAAGAGCAGCAAGATCAGCTAAAAAAGGAAGAGCTATTGGACTCGGAGTACTGGGATGGCATACATTCTTACAGAACGAAAGAATTCCTTTCGCATCTTTAGCTGCTACCTCTTATACTCATCAGATATTTTCACAAATAAAAAACCAATCAGAAGCAGCTTCAAGAAAGTTAGCAGACGAGTACGGGGAACCTCTTTGGTGTAGAGGAACTGGAATGAGAAATACCCATACTCTAGCTATAGCACCAACAGTTTCTAATAGTACGATCGTAGGAGGAATATCTGCAGGAATCGAACCAATACCAGCTAACATATTTACGTTTAATTCAGCTAAAGGAACATTTATAAGAAAAAACTCAGCTTTAGAGTCTTACCTTGAAGGAAAAGGATCAAACACAGAAGAAGTATGGGATCAAATAATGAAAGATAGAGGGTCTATAGCTAATCTACCTGAAAGTGTTATGCCACATGAAGATAAACCTATATTTCTTACTTTTGCAGAAATAAATCAATTGCAGTTAGTAGAACAGGCAGCAGCTAGACAAAAGTATATAGATCAAACACAATCTCTTAATTTAGCTTTCGATCCTACGGATAGTCCTAAGTTTATTAACGAAGTACATCAAACAGCTTGGAGATTAGGAATAAAAACACTATATTACCTACGTACTGATAGTGTAATCAACGGAGACATTGGAAGTAGAACGGATGAGAACTGTTTAAGCTGTGATGGTTAAATAAATAAGCTATTTATATTATATGAGCAAGTCAATTAACATACGAGAAAGTGGATCATTAGGTTTCGATTTAACAACTATAGAAATATACCATACTGCTATTACTGCTAGTAACCTAATAACGATAGTTTCTGCTTCAGCATTAACAGGTTCAGGCGTTACAATAAATGATATACCTGATGCTTATAATGTATTTTGGGGACGATCAAAAGACAATGCATGTATTAATACAACTGGTAGTTTAAATGTTATAGGAAATGCTAACCCTGCAACTAGATACTTTGATGTATTTGCTACAGATTCAAGCGGTAGGAACTCTACTGTTGAAGTAACCTATCCCATTGCAGCCGGACCAGTTACTAGTTCAATTGCTCAAAAAGTTAATTTTAATACATATCCTAACTTTACTATAAAAGCTAACCCAGTATATCCAACAACCTTTGGTGGATGGTTTCATGCAAGTTCAGGAGGTTCAGCAGTATCTACAGATAACCCACTATCTATCACTTTAACTACATTTACTGGATCAAGTCAATTTTACGGTAGATTTAGTTGATAGATTAATAATTATTTCGTATATTAATATAAACAAATAAGTTATAAATATGTCAAGAAACTCCGCAAAACAAAGAATTACTCAACTCAAAGAATGGTTAGCAGTAAATAGACCAACTGTTAAAACTGAAAGTAGACAAAAACGCTTCTCTAAAGCAGACACTTACAATAAAAAATAATAATTATGGCAAAGGTAATTAAAGTATACGCCAATTGGTGTGGCCCCTGTAAACTGTATGCGAAGACTTTTAGTATAGTTGCAGAAGAGTTAAAAGATGAACATGAATTTTCTGAAGTAAATATTGATAAAGATACTACAGGTTTTGCTGCTAAATATAAAGTCTCTAATATTCCTGCTACTTTAATAATTAAAGAGGATAATAGAGTTAATTTAGTACAAGGTAGATTAGATAAAAATGCATTAATTAAACTAATAAACACGTAATAATATGTTAAGAAACCCAAATAGTATTCCTTCTGGGGATACAGTTATACAAGATAAAGTAATGGAACCTTTTTTTATTGCTAAATCTCAATCAGGAGGTTATACAGTCTACGAAAGAGTTATTAAGGGAGAGAATAAAACAGAGTATATTAAAACTATTAGCTACCCTTCTAACTTCAATGCTGCTTTAAAAACAGTAGTAAAAGAGAGACTTAATAATGGAGAAAGTAAAGTATACGATTTAAATCAATATGTTAATAGATATGAAACTATACATAACGAGATAAGTAGTAGATTTAACTTTTAAAAATAGGATTCGCCTATATCCTTATTAATACCTGGCAAAAATTAAATTTATACAAATGGCAAAAAATGTTGTAATATCCTTATCGGGAGGGATGGATTCCTCTACTTTACTACTCAGATGTTTATCAGAGTATGACAATGTAACTGCAATATCTTTCGATTACGGTCAAAAGCATAAAGTAGAGCTTGAAAGAGCACAATCGTTAGTAGATTACCTAAATGAGAAAGATTTTGGTATCAAGTACCAGGTAATTAAACTAGACGGATTAGTAAACTTACTAAATTCAGCACTTACTGAAGGAGGAGCAGATGTACCTGAAGGTCATTATGAACAGGATAACATGAAAGCTACAGTAGTACCTAATAGAAACAAAATATTTGCTTCGTTAGTACAAGCAGTAGCTCTATCAGAAGCAATGGCTAATGGTAATAATACAGATATTGCATTAGGTATACATGCAGGTGATCATGCAGTATATCCAGACTGTAGACAAGAGTTTAGAGATGCAGATGACAATGCCTTTAGATTAGGTAATTGGGAAGCAGATAAGGTAGGGTATTTTACACCTTATTTAGAAACAGACAAATTTGGAATATTAAAAGATGGACAACAATTGGTTGAAGAGCTCGGAATTGTTTTTAATGAAGTGTACAAACGTACTAATACTTCTTATAAGCCCTATCCTAGCGGTAATAGCGATTACAAATCAGCATCATCTGTTGAAAGGATTGAAGCTTTTATCGCACTCGGTGTGGATGACCCTGTACAGTACGAGAACGAAACTGGACCGGTTGATTATAATGTTGCGAAAGCACATGTAGAAAAAATACTAGTCGACTACAGTACTGCTGCAGAATTAGGTTATTCTTAAATTATTGGGAAATACTTAAATCTATCATATGAAATTTATTAGAGCCCTATGGGGAGATTTAGAACATCATGATAGTAAACCAAGAAAAGAAATTATAAGATGCTCTAAAGAACAAAGATTTGATGAAGTAGTGTTCGTATGGGGCGAAAGCAATTATGATTTTATTAAATCTTTTGGGTATGAAGCTATATTAATGTCTAAAGATCCTTATGAGTACGGAACACACTACTTCTATGAATCACATACTTTTTTCCTGCATAAGCTTGTAGCTATAAAGACTGGAGTAGAGCTATACGAACAAATTATATTTCTTGACTGGGATATTTACCAACAGAAACCACTTGATTTTAATTTTTATAGTAGGTTAGAAGAGCAAAACAGTAAACTTCAAATACCTCTTTATTGTTTTCCTAATAACTACGAAGAGTATGTTCTTAAAGAATGGAAAGATATAAGCAGGGAAGATATAAAATACTTACATAAACACCAATCTGTACTCCAGAAATATAATTGGCAATGGGCAAACAACGTAGTAGTTCCTAACACATCCTTTGTATACTGCTCAGATCTAAGCATAGCTGAGGAATTTATTAGAATAAATCAAGAAGAAGATATTGAAATAGTAAGCGATGAAACGCCTGTAATGCATTATTTTTTAAATCAAGGTACAACGCTAGAGGCTTATATTAAGAAGTATGAGCCTTTAGTATCTAACGCAAAATTTGAAACTCATTTTAAACAAAAAGATTTAAATGACTATATAAAGTTATTTATAAGTAAAGATTTATACTTTATACATGAATAAAAAGGATTATATATGTGCAAATCCTTTCGTAAATTTAGAAGTCCATGATAAAACAAGTTTTTTATGTTGCCCTGCTTGGGTTAGCAAAAAATTACCAGAAAACATATCACCATTAGAAGCTTGGAACTCTAAAGAAGCGAATGAAATTCGAGATTCTATTCTCGATGGTTCTTATAGGTACTGTGATGAAAATCTTTGTTCACTACTTTCCGGCTTAAGAGACAAAACTGCACCTAAAGTGATCCGTCCAATGGTAGACAGAGGGAAGCTACCTGATACTTTACAAAATACAATTAACGACTATAAACAAGGTAAACCTATATACCCTAATACGGTTCAATATTCCTTTGATTATACCTGCAATTTAAAATGCCCTACCTGCAGAGTGGAAATTATTACTGCTAATAAGTCAACTATAACTAAAGTACAAAAGACTATAGAAGAGATAGAAGAGAGTTTAGGAGAGTACGTACAACTACTGTCTTTAACAGGAACCGGTGATCCTTTCGTATCAGTAGGATTTAGAAACTTCTTAAAGAACTTCGATAAAAGTAAGTATCCAAATCTCTACTGGATACACCTTCATACTAACGCTACTAAGTGGAATAAAAAAATGTGGAATAGTATGTCTAACGTACATGAATACGTAAAGAGCACTGAGGTATCAATTGATGCAGCTACTCAAAATACTTATGAAAATAAAGTAAGGTTAGGAGGAAAATGGAAAGAACTTATAAGTAATTTAAACTATATATACACCATTCCTACCTTAAAACATATAAAAACCTCTTTTGTTGTGCAAAATAGTAATTATCATGAAATGGAAGACTTTATTGAGCTAATAGTTGGTATATGTAAAGAAAAATCGGATATTTACTTTAGTAGACTTATTAATTGGGGTACTTTTAGTGAAGAAGAATTTAAAGAGCATAATATATTTGATACTTCCCATAGAAACCATGAAGATTTCGTTAATACTATAAAAAGAATTTTACCACAAGATAAAGTTCACAATAATTTCTCAGAACTGTTATGAAGCAATTAGGAATATCCGCATTTTATCACGACGCTGCAGCTTGTATACTAATTGACGGAAAAGTCAAAGTAGCAGTAGAGGAAGAAAGATTTACTGAAATTAAACATGACTTATCTTTCCCAATTAATGCTATAAACTTCTGTTTAGAAGAAGAAGGACTAACCATAAAAGATATAGATCAAGTATGCTGGTATGAAGACCCAATTATTAAAAAAGATAGAGTACTTACTACGTTTAATAAGAAATTTTTTAGGACGTATTTTCAAAGACGAAAGTTTCTTAAAGAGCAAAAAATACACGATATTAAGTTGCTTTTACAGAATATGGGATTCACCGGAGAGATTGTATATACTCCTCACCATGCTTCTCATGCTGCTTATAGTTACTATACCTCTCCTTATATTGATTCAGCAATTTTAACTATTGATGGAGTAGGAGAATGGGAAACAGCTACTGTATCATTAGGTATAGGTAATAGAATAGAAAAGAAAGTTTCAATTGATTTCCCTAATTCACTAGGTATGTTTTACTCAACTATTACTTCGTTTCTAGGCTTTAAACCTAATGAAGGCGAGTATAAAGTTATGGGATTAGCACCTTATGGAGACCCAAGCAGGTATAAAGAGAAGTTAGCTAGTGTATTTGAAAATACTACTAATAAATTCTATATTAAACAGAAGTACTTTACATGGGAATACTCAGATAAAATTATGTTTAATAAAAAACTAGCTTCACTTTTAGATCTACCTCCTAGATTACCTGAAGAAAAAGTTACTCAAGAACATAAAGATTTAGCAGCAGCATTACAAAAAATATATGAGATACAGTTTTTAAAACTTGTAGAAAGAACAAAATACTTAACTAAATCAAATAACTTATGTTTAGGAGGAGGCTGTGCGTATAATGGTGTAGCTAATACACTTGCTTATAAGTACTTTAAGTCTATCCATATCCCTAATGCTCCATCAGATGCTGGATCAGCAATTGGAGCTTGCTTTAGTAATATTTCAACGGAGTTAAAAAGGGAAGAAAATTCAAATCCATTCTTAGGACCAGAATACAGTAATAAAGAAATTTCCAAAGAGATACAGAACTATAAAGAGCATATTCAGGCATTTAAACTATCTGATTCAAAATTAATTCAAAAAACTGCTGAGTTAATTAATAATCAAAATATAGTAGCATGGTTCCAAGGTAGAATGGAATTTGGAGCTAGAGCTTTAGGTAATAGAAGTATCCTAGCCTCTCCATCAGATCCAGAAATGAGACAAAGACTCAACCTTATTATTAAAGAACGAGAAGGATTTAGACCCTTTGCTCCGTCTGTTATAGAGGAAGAGGCCTCCATGTGGTTCCACGTGAAAGAGAATATTCCCTATATGAATCAAGTAGTACAAGCTAAAACTAAATACCTACCTGCAGCAACACATATAGACGGTAGCTGTAGAGTACACACTGTAACACAAGCTCAAAATAAAAGATATTATGACCTTATTAAACAAGTAGGTAGGTTATCAAATAAAGCAGTAGTACTTAATACATCTTTTAACCTAAAAGACCAAACTATTACGATGACTCCAAAACAGGCAATAGAGAGGTTTATATCTTCTAAAATTAATTTTTTAGTTATAGGTAACTTTTTAATCAGAAAAACATGATTTTAGCTACAACTGCAATAAATAAACCGTATACAGAATCAGCTGAAAAACTATTAAAGATATTAGATAGAAAAATATACGATATTAGAGTGTTAACCGATGATCCCGAACGGTTCAAGGAATACGATACTACAACCTATAATAATATTATATTTTCATACTACGATAAGTTGATATATGCATTTCAATTAGCGTTAAAAGAAAAACAAGGAGTACTTTTTGTTGATGCTAATAAAATACATGCAATGACACCAGACTTCCACCAGCATTTTAAAGGAAGTGACGATTATTGTTTTGTAGGGTACTGGGACTACGGCAATTCTATATGGAAAGATACAGATATAAATGGTTCCTATTGGGACAAATTAACAGACTACTTAAAACTTGCAGATTTCCCTATAAATTTATTAAGACCATTACTAGAAACCGTATTTTACATCCCTTACGACAGTAGGTTGAGAAATGTTACTAAGTATATAGAGGTACTTAAACCTATAATAGAGTACAATAGTATGTTTGAGAAGTCTATTTATAACCATAGGGGCAATGGTGAAGGTATGGGAATAGCTTTTTCTTTACTACTAAATAATATAAAACCTAAGTTTTTCACTAAAAAACAAATATATGAACTTGATTCAGAAGATAAAAGCATACTTTGCTAATAGAAAAAGAGAAAAGAACTTTGAAAAAAGGATAGCTGAAATGAAAAAGAGAGATCCTTTCACCTATAAGAATTTTTAACCTATTTATTTTTATACAGTATACTCATGGCAAATTTAACAGGAAGTAAAATAAAGGATACCTACGGAAAAGTAGTACAGTGGACTAATAATAGATTTGAAGATGGACTTGGAAATGCACTTTCTGCATCTTTCAATAACCTTACAGGATCATTCTCAGGATCATTTGTTGGAGACGGATCTGGGCTAACTTCTATTGTTACTGCACTATCATCATCTGTATCTACAAAAGCAACTACCGCAACTACCGCATCTTATGTTAATAATGCGAAATACGCACTAACTAGTAGTAATACGTTTATAGGTGAGCAGTTAATTAGAGGAAAAATAAACCACACAGGTAGTTTATCTATTACAGGATCTGTAGAGATAGGACAACATCACTGGTACCCGGCTAAAATTGGGTTAAAAAATTATAGATCTGAGATTTGGATTGACCAAGCTTCAACTGACCAGTCAGCAGGAAACTTTGTATTTATAAAATCAAGAGGTGTACCAGGAGCTGAATCACCCGCACTAGTAGGCGATAATATATTTAGAATAGCAGGAAGAGTAGTAAACTCAGGTTCTACAAGAACAGGTAACGCTCTAACTTGGACAGATTATTCTGAACCTGTACAAATTACAGGAACTGTAACAAAATCAGCAGTAAGCTCTTCAGGAGCTAAGATAACATTTGCAACTCAAGAAACAGGAGCATATGGATCAACTGTTAGACTAACTATACAGGATAATGGTCATATTAATGCTGTATACCCACTATCAGCATCACTTTTCGTAAGTGCATCTAACGTATTAACATTACAGCCACAACATCCTCTTCCATCTGCAGGATTAGCAGCCGGAGCATTCGCAGTATCATCAAGTAGTCCAATTAAACCGTATTTTTATAACGGTTCAACTTGGAATGCTTTATATTAAAATAAACTAAGGGGTAGTTGTTTACTACCCTTTTTCTTCTTATATTGTAATATAAATATAAGACATAGTGTCACAGCACCACTTTAAAAACACGAAATATGAATAGTATAATTGAAAAAGAACTCTACGATGTAGAGTCAAGAAGAGTTACAAACGAAGAGTATCTACTCAACAGACAAAACTCAAACCCTTTACCAGACTCCTTTATTAACTACCCAGACGCAAAAAAACACCAGATAGTGTCGTTTATTAAGTCAGGAATTCGTATATTTGGTTATATACTTATACCTATTAACTTATTAGCAGCAGCTAGTGTTTTAATTGTTTCTGAAGTAATTGGTATAATAGAGGAATTAGTATGATAGAAATTTTAAAGCACGCAGTAGGCATTTGCGGGGATCATTGGCATCCTAACGCACTTACCTTACTAGCAGGAAGTCCAATGGTATTGGCAGCAGTTACATATATAAAATGTAAATGTGGAGGAATGTTTAATCATAAAAAAAGTTGTAAGCATGAGTAAATTTAAATCAACAAAAGTATTTGAAGGATTCAGTACAGTCTTTAGACAATGGAAAGCTGAAACTACTCACTGTAGGTTTTTACACGGTTACGGTATTTCTTTTAAAATTTGGTTTGAAGGAGATTTAGACGAAAGAAACTGGGTATGGGATTTCGGAGGAATGAAAAGGGCGAAAGGGAAGATTGATGGTATGTCTGCTAAAGAGTGGATGGACTATATGTTTGACCATACTTTTATAGTAGCCGAAGATGATCCTTTCTTAGAATCATTTAAAAAAATGGATGATGCAGGTGTAGCTCAAATAAGAGTAATACCAGCAACAGGAGGAGAAAGATTTTCACAGTTTATATTTGATAAATTAAATCCTTTTATTGAGGCAGAAACTGAAGGAAGAGTAAAAATATCAAAAGTAGAATTTAGAGAACACGCTAAAAATACAGCAACATATGAGCCTAGGTAGAGTAGTAGATTATGATAAGAATTTACCTATTGTAGAGATATATACTGCTGTTCAATCTGAAGGATCAAGAGCAGGGTACCCTACAGTAGTAATTAGAACCACAGGATGTACTCACAGATGTTATTTTGGAGAAGGTGGCTGGTGTGATAGCTGGTATACATCAATACATCCAGATAAAGGTCAATATAACTTTAATGACATTATTAAAGCATATGAGAAAAATCCTCATATAAAAGAAATGATGCTTACAGGAGGTTCACCTTCTATGCATGGTAAACTGGTTAATGAACTAACACATTTTGCAAATGAAAAAAATATTTTTATTACAATGGAGAATGAAGGTAGTCATTTTGTACCTACGGATTATCCTATCAATCTGCTTTCGATCAGTCCCAAGTTCTCTAATTCGGTACCTGTACTTGGAGTGGCAACACCACAAGGTAAGATTACTGACGAAAGGATGATTAAACAGCATAATAAGTTTAGACTTAATTATGATGCAATGAAAAAGAGTATAGCATACCATGCAGACTACCATATTAAACCTGTATGGGACGGAAAGGATGATTTCGCATTACAGGAGATATTAGAATGCATAGGTATTTTAGAAGTACCTCAGGATAAAGTCTGGTTTATGCCAAGTGGAGATTCAAGAGAAGCTTTATTTAAATCTTACCCGGTACTATTTGATTGGGTTAGAGATAATGGATATAGGATGACTTGGAGACCACATATTATAGCATTTGAGGATCAAAGAGAAGTATAACCTAATAAATAACTTATAATGAAACTACAAGTAATTAAACAAATCGTAAAAACTTCTAACGAAGATGAAATTAATATTACTTTAAAGGTATTAGAAGAC